GCATCGTGATCCTGAAAGACGAATACACATACCGATAAAAACTAATTATGGATCACGTATGGTGATAAGTGATGAAGCATTTCACATGGAAGCTGACGGAACAATATATATCACTGACAATAGACTTTATCATAATTTTTTTAATGGCGGTGAAGAAAACAGAGTACATTTAGTGGCTACTCTTTTAGAGTGAATAAATAGATATGAAAGGAAGAAAATGCCAGTATTAAGACAGTTTAAATTGACTAATGATGATGAAGTAGTTTGCGAAGTTATAGATTCAGCAGATTCTGATGGCCATCATTTAGTTATCCGTAATGCACTAAAGATTGTAACTGGAGAAAATTTTATGTCCGGACAAAGATTTTTTGCATTCAGACCGTGGGCAACTTTTCAAGGAGACAAAGATCATCTATCAATATTAAATGGAAATCAAATAGTATGTGAGATGACTCCTTCTAAAAAATGTATTGACGAGTTCAAAAAGAATCTAGAAATATTTCAATCTTCAACAGAACCGAGTTCTTTAGATGATACACGTAGAGAGATTGAAAAATATTTTAAAGATCGATCTCAAGAATTTAATGATTTGGAAAAGAAGTATGAAGCAGAATCACAAAGTTTCTATGAAGCAATGGATTCAAGTGGAAAAGTTATCAAAGGACCATGGGTCTATCCAGGATCTGACACGATCAACTGATATATCCCTTCCCTCAGCAACCTCTTTTATTATACCACATTTTTCACCATTTGTAAATAGCTTTTGATTCGTGAACGCACTTTTTTTTTCCTTTACATTTCGACATGAATATAGTATAATAGTATTATGAATTGGAGATATCATGCAAAAACCTAAAGAAAAACCACATTACGTTAATAACGCTGAGTTTTCTCAGTCCGTAGTTGATTATGTTCAAAAGGTTCGCAAAGCTAAAGAAGCTCAAAAACCTCTACCGATTGTTCCAGACTATATTGCAGCATGCTTTTTGAGAATAGCTGAAGGGTTGTCTCATAAGTCTAACTTCATAAGATACACTTATCGAGAAGAGATGGTAATGGATGCAGTTGAGAATTGCTTGCGTGCTGTTGAAAACTATAACATTGACAAAGCGACTAGAACAGGAAAACCAAATGCTTTTGCTTACTTTACACAGATAAGTTGGTATGCCTTTCTAAGGCGAATTGCTAAAGAAAAAAAGCAACAAGACATAAAGTTTAAATACTTAGCACAATCAGGTGTAGATGACTTTGTTGATATGGGTGAAAATCATGATGGACATGCAGAAGCTGTTACGGGTCATTTTATTGATGTCTTAAAGGATAGAATAGATAAAGTGAAAGTTCATGATCATGCAATTAAAACATTTTCTGATTCACAAAAGAAAAAGAAACGTAAGAGAACAGCAGACTCTGATTTACAAGAATTCTTAGGTTAGGACTAAAATTGAAAATAGCAATACTTAATGATACCCACGCGGGTATAAGAAACTCGTCTGAGATTTTCATAGATTATCAAGAAAAATTTTATGATCAAGTGTTTTTTCCATACCTTTTGGAAAATGATATCAAACAGATACTTCATTTAGGTGATTATTACGATAATCGCAAATTCATAAATTTCAAAGCGTTGAATAGAAATCGACAGCATTTCTTATCCAAACTTCGCGAGTATGGTATATCAATGGATATCATACCAGGAAATCACGATACATTTTATAAGAATACAAATGACTTAAACTCTTTAAAAGAACTTCTTGGTCATTATATGAATGAAGTCCATATAGTCATGGAACCTAAAGTTGTAACATATGACGATTTAGATGTAGCTCTGATTCCTTGGATATGTTCTGACAATTATGAAAAGACAATGAACTTTATAAGAGATTGTAAAGCACCTATATGTGGATCTCATCTAGAGTTGGCTGGATTCGAAGTTGCTCGCGGCCAAGCATGTCATGATGGCATGGATCACAAGATCTTTAATAAGTTTGAGTTAGTATTATCTGGTCATTTTCATTGTAGATCTCAGCGTGACAATATAAGATACTTAGGATCACAAATGGAATTTTTCTGGAGTGATGTTGATGATCCGAAATATTTTCACGTGCTAGATTCATCGACAAGAGAAGTCACAGCTGTCAATAATCCATTAAGATTATTTGAAAGAATTAAATATGATGATACAAAGAATGAATATTTCGATTATGATGTAACACAGCTAAAGAATAAATTTGTCAAAGTTGTTGTTGCAAATAAAACAGATCCTTTTACATTTGATAGGTTAATAGATAGAATTCAAAATGAAGATGTACACGAACTCAAGATACAAGAAAACTTTAGTGAATTTATTGGAGAAAATGTTGTAGATGAAAATATATCCCTAGAAGATACAGCAACTCTGTTAGACACTTATGTAGAAGCTGTTGACACAGAGCTAGACAAGAAAAAAATCAAGTCACAAATGCGTGATCTAATGAGAGAAGCACAAGCTCTAGAAATATCATGATAGTTTTTAAAAAAGTTAAGTATAAAAATTTCTTATCCACAGGCAATAAATTTACAGAGATTGATTTAGCAAATAATAAATCTACTCTTATCGTAGGTCAAAACGGATCTGGCAAGTCTACGATACTAGATGCTATCTCATTCTCTCTGTTTGGTAAACCGCATAGAAATATTAATAAGCCTCAGCTCATCAATTCAATAAACAAAAAAGATTGTATAGTAGAAGTGCAATTCAACGTTAACAATATTGATTATAGAGTTATACGAGGGATTAAGCCAGGTTTTTTTGAGATATGGAAAGGTGATGTGATGTTAAATCAAACTTCACATGCCAGAGAGTATCAAAAAATATTGGAGCAGAATATTTTAAAATTAAATCATAAGTCTTTTCACCAAGTAGTGGTGTTAGGAAGTAGCAGCTTTATTCCCTTTATGCAGCTTGCATCACACCATCGCAGAGACGTGATTGAAGACATATTAGACATAGGCGTATTTTCTAAGATGTCACAGATCATGAAAGAACGTGTGTCTATACTGCGCGAAAGAATAAAAGATAATGATTTTGAATTAGAGGTTAGTAAAAATAAAATTGAAAGCCATAAAAAATATATTCGCGATTTGACAGCACTAAGCCAAACAAATATAAACAAGAAAAGAGAATCCATTGATAAGATAAAGTCTACAATTGAAACGCTTCAAAATCAAAATGCTGATTTGTTGAAAGAGATTGAAAGTGTAAAACCAGAAGCCACAGAGCAGTATAATAAATTGCATGACAAAAGACAAGATCTTTTAAATTTCAATCATAGGTTTGGAAATCAACAAACTCAGATATCAAAGGATCTTGCTTTTTTCAGAGATAATGATGAGTGCCCTACATGTTCACAAGCAATTGATTATAACTTTAAAGAGCATAAGATAGATAAACTTGAATCTAAATTAAATGAGGTCAGTGATGCTATTATAGGAGTTAAGAAAGAAGCTGGTATTGTTGAAGACGCTGTACGAGAAGTTGCAAAAACTCTTGAAGAAGTGACTGAAAAACAAAATACAATCAATTCTAATATAAAATCTATCAATAGTGAACAAGATAGAATAAATGATCTGCAACAAGATATAGATGATACATCTACAAAAGATATTAAGAACGCAAATGAAGAGCTAAAAGATTTAGAATCTAGAAATTTAGAACTTAATGAAACTAAATTTAAGTATTGGGAAGAGCGTGATTATCAAAATATTGTTCTTGAAATGCTTAAAGATACAGGAATCAAGACTAAAATCATAAAGCAATATTTACCAGTTATAAATAAGTTCACCAATGAATATTTGCAGATACTAGATTTCTTTGTTCATTTCAATCTAGATGAAAGTTTTCAAGAAACTATTCGTTCTAGACATAGAGATGCATTTACTTATGATTCATTTAGTGAAGGTGAGAAGCAAAGAATTGATTTGGCTCTATTGTTTACTTGGAGACAGATCGCTAAGATGAAGAACTCTATATCCACAAATCTTCTTATATTGGATGAAACGTTTGATTCTAGTCTGGATCATGATGGTATTGATAACTTATTGAAGATCTTAGATAGCTTAGAAGACAACACAAACACATTTGTTATATCGCATAAGGGAGAAGTTCTTGATGGAAGGTTCAAGGCTAAGATCGAGTTTCAAAAGCAAAAAAATTTCAGTGCGATAAAAAATGGTTTACAAATGGAGGAGAATGTGGTATAATGGTCTATAGATTAATGAAACATTGTTATGAGGTAAGCAAATGCAATTGAATGACAACACTATGAATGTGTTGAAGAACTTTGCGACAATAAATCCGAATATTGTCGTGAATGCCGGACACACGGTCAAAACTATAACTGAAGCTAAGAATGTCTTAGCTACAGCTAAACTTGATCAAGATTTTCCAGAAACATTTGGAATCTATGATCTTAATGAATTCTTAACAGCATGCAGTTTAGTAGATAATCCTACTCTGGATTTTGAATCTGACTACTGTGTTATCAGAGATTCTTCAGGCAGATCTAAAGTTAAGTATTATTTCTCTGAAATTGATATCCTTACTACGCCAGCTAAAGATATCACAATGCCTGGATCTGATGTGTCGTTTAAACTTGACAACAACACATTAAACAGATTAAGGAAAGCGTCTGCAGCATTTGGACATACAGAACTTTCTATTTCTGGAACAGAAAACGGTGTTCTTGCTCTATCGATTCTTGATAGTAAAAATAGCACCTCAAACGCATTTTCCATAGACGTCAATGGAGAATATCACGGCAGTGATTTTAACTATATCATCAATATAAGTAATCTTAAAATGATACCGGGAGATTATGACGTCTCTATTTCATCGAAGCTAATCTCTCATTTTAAAAACAGTGACTCCAATATTGAGTATTGGATCGCCTTGGAAAAATCTTCAACGACTGGAGTTTAATATGGCTGAAGAACCAAAAAAGGAAGAGCAAAAGACTGAAGCGGCGGCACCAGATCCTCATGCTCAAATTTATGAAGTCGCCAACCGTGCTGCTCGCAGTACAATTGCAGTGATTGATACCATTACACAACGTGGTGGATTCAAAGGCGAAGAGCTGTCTACTATTGGACAACTTAGAGATCAATCAATCACAGTTATTCAACTTGCTGAAAACTACCAGCAAGAACAAGCGCAGAAGTAATTACTTCTTTAATATATTATGAATCGGAGTGACTATGAAAGAAGAATATCTTTGGGTGGAAAAGTATCGTCCAGCGACTATTGACGATACAATTCTACTCCCTTCCCTCAAAACTGTGTTTCAAAATGTCGTGGGTTCCGGTGAACTTCAGAATATGTTGTTCACTGGAACAGCCGGCACTGGTAAGACAACAGTTGCTAAAGCTCTATGCAATCAACTTGGTTTAGATTATATAGTTATCAATGGTTCTGAAGAAGGCAACATTGATACATTGCGTGGTAAGATCAAGCAATTTGCATCATCTATCTCATTACAAGGTGGATATAAAGTCGTCATATTAGATGAGGCTGATTATTTAAATCCACAATCTACACAGCCTGCATTACGCGGATTCATAGAAGAATTCTCTAATAACTGTAGGTTCATTCTCACGTGTAATTTTAAAAATAGAATTATTGAGCCTCTTCATTCTCGATGTAGTCCAATCTCTTTTAATACGTCTAAGAAAGAGATGGCAACACTATGTGGCGAGTTCATGGCTCGGTGTAAAGACATCTTAGATAAAGAAGGTGTACAATATGTAGAAGGTACACTTGCACAAATCATATTAAAGCATGCTCCTGATTGGAGGCGCATTCTTAATGAGTTACAAAGACAATCTTCTACTGGAAGTATTACTTCTTCTGAATCTTCATCAACACAATATGACAGTTTATTTGAACATCTTAAATCTAAAGACTTTAAAAAGATGAGATCTTGGGTTGTCAATAATATTGATACAGATGCATCCTCCATCTTTCGCGGAATCTATGATAAGATGACAGATAAAGTTGCTCCTAATTCAATTCCTCAACTTGTTCTTATTCTTGCTGATTATCAGTATAAGAATGCTTTTGCTGCTGATCATGAATTAAATATTGTAGCATGCATGACAGAGATTATGGCTAATGTGGAGTTTGTCTAATGCGTATTGAAAATGACATTAAGCTCGATTATAGTGATGTTCTATTCAAGCCTAAAAGATCTACTCTCGGTTCGCGTAAGAAAGTAGATCTACATAGAAAATACGAGTTCAGAAATACTGAAGCGCCGTTTCCAGATAATATAAAATGGAATCACTACGATGGCGTGCCAATTATGGCAAGTAATATGGACGGCGTCGGCACGTTTGAAATGGCATCTGCTTTGATGGAACATGATATGTTTACGTGTCTTGTCAAGACTTACACAATGCAAGAATTAGTAGCATACTTTGATGTAAGAGATAAAAGACAAGAACATGTAGCCATGTCAATCGGCGCGTCTGGCGAAGATTACGGCAAGCTTAGGAACGTGATTGAGTTGACAGATGGCGGTGTAAAATATGTATGCGTTGATGTAGCGAATGGATATCAAGAAAGGTTTAGCGAATATATAGAACAGATCCGCGTGAATCATCCTGAATTAGTTATTATTGCTGGTAATGTGGTAACTGCAGACATGACACAAGAATTAATTTTAAATGGTGCAGATATTGTTAAGATTGGCATTGGACCTGGTTCCGTATGTACTACTAGGCTTCAGACTGGTGTTGGTTATCCTCAACTTAGTGCTGTTATTGAGTGTGCTGATGCTGCTCATGGCCTTGGTGCTCATATT